ATATTGCACCTAATGGAAAAAACAAACTTCAGATGTTCCGCTTTAATCCAGGTGCAGAAAAAAAAGTTTTTCCCCCTAACAACGCTTACAATAAAGTGGTGGGAGCTGAACAAGCAGAAAAAACACTAAAACAACAGATTGATTATAAAAAAGTTTCTATACAGGAGTTGGAAACTATGTATAAAAACCAGAATATTAACACTAAAAATGAAGAAATTATCATGAATGATGGTTATGTAGCAACAGCAAACTCGTTCTTTATCAATGAGAGGTTAAGAACCGATAAACCTCTTTCCGACCATGATAAAAAAATAGTAGATGCTCTAGATAGTTTGATAAATACTAACAAATTGAAAGACAATTATATATTTTATAGAAATGTAAGGAACGATTTTATAGAAGCTACTTTTGGAGTAGTACCAAGCAAGAATATTTCAGAAACCATAGACGAAATTAAGCGAACAAATATAGCATCATATTCTGATAAAGGATTTACATCTGTATCTGCTATTAAAACAGAAAATGCATTTAAGAGCAGACCTATTCATTTAGAGATTAGAGCTAAAAAAGGAACAAAAGCTATTGTTACATCTAATTTTGAAGAGAGTGAAATTATCTTAGGAAGAAATCAAAAAATGAATCTTATCGATATTTTAGAAGAAAACGAAAAAATAAAATTTATAGTAGAAACAGATTAAGCAAAAAAGCGTGCTAAAATCATAGGAAAACCTTCTCTCATCAAAAATTCTTTTTCTTCTGGTTGAGAAAAGTCTATTTCTTTGTTACAAGCATAAGAAATCTCAGTTACTTCGTAACCATGCCTTTTTTTGAACTCTTGGAGTTCCTCTTGAGTAAAGAATCTTGCTGATATGAATATCTTTTCAGTCATAACAAAACTGATTTATGCTACAAAGTTACAAATAAATTTTAAAACACCTTTAAAAATGATTTAAAAATGACTCCAAAAGATTTTTTAAAACAAACTCTTACTGATATAAAGGTAAAACTTGGTGAGGAGTTTGACCGAAACTTTGAGCGAAAAGCCTTTTTTGATGAAAAATGGCCAGCTACTAAATTAACCTATCATAGAGGCTCTCTGATGATGCGCACGGGAAGACTTAGAAAATCACTACTCAGCCCCAAAGTAACCAGCAATGGTATCATATGGAGTTCCTCTCTTCCTTATGCTGATATACACAACAACGGAGGAGAAATACGAGTAACTCCGCAAATGCGCAAGTTTTTCTGGGCAAAATATTACCAAACCTCTAGTGCCACCACCAAAAAGAAAAACGGAGAGGCTTCTGGTTCTGCCAGAAATAGAAAACTATCAATAGAAGCAGAACAATGGAAAGCCCTTGCATTAAAACCTATTGGAAGCATCATAAAAATAGAAAAAAGACAATTTATAGGAAGCCATCCACAGGTGGACAAGCACATTAAAGAAGTTATCAATCATAATTTTGGAGAGCTGAAAAAAGAAATGGATGCTCTCATGAAAAATATGGAAAAGAAAAACAATTTACGATGAAACAGATTTTAATTAACATTCAGAACCGATTGGCAGAAATCTCAGAACTTCGCTATATTGACGAAGACTGGGGACAGATAGACTACTATTCCCCAAATATGCCTGTAAAATGGCCTTGTTGTCTCATAGATATTCAGAGTGGGCAGTTTTCTAACATCTCTAAAGATGCAACTAAACACCCTAAAGACAGGCAAAACGGCTTGTTTTCGGTAAAAATCACACTTGCTAATATGAAACTGACTAACACTAGCCATTTAGCCCCACAGACACAAAAAGACAACGCTTGGGCTGTTTTTGATTTGGTGGAAAAAATACATCAAAAACTGCATGGTTTTTCTCCTGATAATAATTGTGGGAAAATGCTCCGCTCCTCATTTGGCAGAACCCAGCGAGATGATGGAGTGCAGGAATATGCTGTTATCTATGATTTTGAAGCACACAATGTTTAATCAAATAGGGAAGGTAGCGTTACCTTCTCTAATTCTTCATCGATAGGTGTGCTAAGTATTCGATATAGTGTGTCTCTGGAGATATGAAACTTAGGATAGATATACTCCCTATGAATTACAGTAATAGGGATAATTCGGCAGTCATATTTATTAAATTCCTCCATTACAGCTTTGTATCGCCGTAATAGATTCCTTTTTCTGCCTATGTCTTGAACTCTAACTCCCATATCGCAAAGATAATAAGCATTTTGCAGTCCTGCAAATGAATTTTTAGCAAGTATAAAAATAAAAAAACCACCTACAAATGCAGGTGGCCAAAAAATAAAATATAATATAAAAAAACAGTTATGTTTTAGAAAATTCTCTGAAAAAACGCTTTATTTCACGCTCAAAAACATCAGTATAAATGTTTTTGTCACTTTGTTTTTCGCCATCTTTCGTGGCGGTAAATGTCCATCGTGAGACAGCTGGTTCACTGACAAGGAGTCCTTCTTGAGCAGGAAGGTTTAGGTAGTAACCCTTAACCTCGTAGCCTTGGTCTTGCAGGAACTTGATAATCTGCGCCTGTGACATCTCTGCTTTGGTATACATCGTGATGATGCCTTGTTCTTCTTTTATTCGTATCATAGTTTATTCTCTTTTTCCATTGTTTTTTGAATTTCTCGGCGGTGCTTTTCTTGGCTCATTTCTTCGGTTGCTTTCTTTGGCAGAAATGCCGGTATCTTTGTAGAGCTTTGACCGATTTTAGCGAACTTCTCCTGCATTTCCTCCGAAAGTTCATGAAAGTATTTTAGTGGCGCTTTTTCCTCCTTTTCTTCTTGTTCTTGGGGTGGTTTGCTTCTTACCAGCTTCTCTCTTTCATCAGTTTTTCGTTCCAGATATTGCCCTGCCCAGTCCATTACTAGCATCGTATCAAACTTATAGACCTTTCCAAATTCCCCTCTTCGTGCCATTTTGAACATCAGTACTATATCATCAAAAGTTTCATGGCTGAATTTCTCGTACAAATCTCCTGCTAACACTTGGATTTGGTAGGTTTCCAGCTTATTTCCTGTAACCTCTAAAAAGAACTCTATCACTCGGATAATCTGCTTTATTGTAGCTATTTTTTCGCCCGAATAAATCACAAGCGGTGCAGTTTCCAGACTTTGGCGAATAGTAAGGTTTTGCTCCATTCTTGCCAGCACATTAAAGGCTTGTTTCTTCTCCGTATAGCTCTGCAAGGTCATCAGCGTTGTCGGCTGCAGAGGTTGGGATTTTGTTAATGCTTTTGAAATATTCTCCATATAGTTTTGGGTTGGCTTTTACTTGTTGAACTTCATTATAATACTTCTCAAAATTGCTTTCTCTGAACAAAGTCGTTGGGCAGAGGTAACCTGCCATAGCGGGGTTGTTCTTCCATTGAATGGTTTTCAGCTGGATAACTTCTATAATATCCTGCGGGGTAAATTCTGCCTTTAAAAGTGCTTTAATCTTGGTTAAATTACTCTTTATCGGTCGGAACTTAGAGCCTGTGATTTCGTTGAGGTTTTCTAATATCTCCAGCTCTGGTGTGTGTAGTTCGGCTTCCATATTTTCTAATTTAAAATTATCGTTTCTTCTACGAGGCTGTCTGCGAGCCTTTTGGCAAAATTCAAATCTTTTTGAGCGTTCAGAAAGGCGTTATAAAGACTTGTCAGCCTCTCGGCAGGGATTTTGTTAAAATCATCTTCTTTCGCTGCACGGCAGGCGATGCCTTTTACATATTCCACACTTGGTTTTTTGTTCATCTTTTCAAATACCCCGAAGATAGCTGCGATTAGTCTTTTTCTCTTTTTGTCCAGCTCCTGGGACTTTGCCGAAGTTCTTTTGTTCAGCTCGTAATAAAGCTCATCTATTTCAGATGCTGTAAGCTCTTTCGCAGAGCAGGTGCGTCCACTTGTGAAATCATAGATGATTTCTCCTCGTTGTTCTTGTAGTCCCTGTTTGGAGAGGGAGGTCATCAGTGCTTTGAGTGTTGCCATTATATAGTTTCTTTAGGTTTTTGTATATAAATTTCTTTGAAAATTGTATTTTGCTCCGCCCGATGGCTCGAACATCGGTGCCTGCCTGTGCGGAAAGATTGGGATTTAATCCTCTCGTTTTGAAGCATCCAGCATTATTGCAAAATCAGAGATAAGTTCTCTCAAAACTTCTTGATATTCTTCTTTGCTAAGTTCTTTTGTTTCTCTCTCGAAAAACTCTTTTACTGCTTCTGTGATTTCTTCTATTTTGTCCATTTTTAAATTATTTTTAAAGGTTATATTACTCAGCATACATAGCTTTTACTGCAAACATGCATGCCTCCTCTAATTTTGTCTGCGCAAGGGAAATAAGCCTTTGCTTTTCTCCACTTGCTGGAGCAGTATTTTTATCGCCTCTCTGTTGTTCCAGCCCGTCTATTATTTCTGCGATACGCTTCCTTGTGGTCTCTACTATCATTGGCTCCATTTCTCTATTTCTTAGACCACACCTTTTCTGTCCTATTGTCATTTTAAATTAGTTTTAAAGGTCATTTAAATTACTCTTGTGGAAGCAGGAAACTCAAATCAATATCCTTTGAAAGCTCTGCACTGGTCATGGATAAAGGTAGGTTTCTTTCTATCCCTACGCCATCTACTTCCCATGCTTCTATAAACCATTTGGATAGTTTCGGTTTGTAGGCATTCTGGATGATTTCCACCCCTTTCTGAAAGTCCGTATCTGGATAATCTCTATCGGCAATTTGTCTCAGTTCCAAAACTTTTTTACTATCCAAATCCCCTTTGCCATTTCTTTGTAAAAGGCGGTAAATAGATGCTACTAATTTTTTAGAGTTTTCATCCTTAACTAATGTTCCTAAGAACTTGTGCACCATTTCCAAACCATATCCTGCCTCATCAGTGTAGCCGTCTGTAATTCGGTAGCCCAGCTTGATACTTTGCTTTCCATGAGTAATGGTATGGCTTTGCTGGTTTTTAGCCTTAATGCCCATTGTCTCAATTTTCAGCTTCAAATAATTTTCAAAGGTTCGGAAAGTGACCTCCTTTATTTTTGTAATATCATCTGAAACGCTTTTAAGAAGTTCAAACATTGTTGGCACCGTTCCTGCTGCCAAGTCTTCCAATGCTTTTAAATCTTGGGCTTTTTTCTCTTTCTTGGCTTTTTCCTCCTCTTTTAGTTGGTTTTGTAAAGCCTTTTTCTGCTCATCCGTGAGTTGTGTGATGTCTATTGCTGTCATAATCTTTTATTTTTTTGGTTCTAATTTCTTTTTTAAAGTTTTTGTAAGGGTCTGCAGTCTTGCAATTCTGGAGTAGAATTGCTATCACTACAACTGCTAATATTTTATAAATCATCGATATCATCATAATAAAGGGTTATCAATAGAATAGATATGAATGAAGTATAAGTAAGGGTAACTATTCCCCACATTATATCTTGTCGCCAGCAAACAGCACTTAACAAAAACCCTATTAAAGCGATTAAAAGAGTGCTTTCCTTTCTGAATATATCAAACAATTTCAAGATATAAACAGCGTGGGCTAATAATAAAATCATAAATGTTGTCATCTCTTTTATTTTTATAAATATTCTTGGTTTAATACACTATTGATTGCTGTTTTAGTCACTTCGTAGTCTTTATACTTTTCAAAGGCTCTGTCAGCTAAATCTTCATCTTTTATGGTCGTTTTGAATTTTGCCATTCCTATATCCTCCAATCTTACCCAAATAGTGATAATTTCGCGTTCATCTTTAGGTTCTCTAGTTATCAATACTTGTCCTTTCGGTGTGTTGTGGATTATTGCAAAATCCTCATTCTGTTTTTTCATATCTCTTTATTTTTCTAGTAGTTCTTTTTGTTTTTCTAATAATTCATCCAGCTGGTGTTGTAACTCTTTCCATTCGGCAAGGCTTTCGGCATCTTCCATCCGTGCCTCGGTCTCTTTTATCATTGCCTCTATTTCTTCTAAATTCGGCTCAAATAGTTCTGTCATATCTTTTTGTTTTTAATTAAATTCCGTTTGTAGTACATATCCAAATACTTTGGCGAGTTTATATTCGTGTTTGTGGTCATCTGGCTGAAAGTCCATCGGTACGAATAGCGTTCTTTGTTTCACATCCAGTTTTGCAGTGTTTTTCTGTCTTACTTTTCTGTGCAGATAGTACCGCTGGTTGTTCTGTTTCTTGGTAAAACCTCTCATATCATCTGTTTAAATTGATTAAATTTTTCTTGATACATCTTAGCATATTCCGCAGTGGAAAGTTCTCCTTTTTTACTTTTGAAAACCCAGTATCTGTGTGCGTCTTCATCTTCTCTCAAATGGGAGAATCCTGGTACTTCCCAATCTAACATCTTCAAAACAGCATCCATCTTGGTTATCTTATCCCTTATACTCTTTGGAAGCTCACTGAAATACCTCTCGCTCATTCCTCCTTGATGTAGGTGTATTCTTTCTTGTAGAGAAAGGAATTTAAAACAGCTGTCCAATCTTAAAATGTTAATAAAATCTATATCTATCATAGTTCTAATGTTTTAAGTAGTTTATCTGTTATCGGTTCATTGGTTTTTTCAGCTTCTTTAAAGGCTTCTTTGATGATAATTTCTAAATCCCCAAAGTTTTTAATTCTGTTTTTAAGCCAGTTTTGAGCGTTTTTAGAGGTTATTCCCAAATCTTCACAAATGTTTTCTATATCCTCTGTAATATCATTGTCAAACTTTTCCCGAAGATTGAAACGGCGGGCAGTCTGTCTGAAATTCTGTTTGTTTCTTTCGTAGCCATTTTGAAGAATTTTGTTAATATCCATTCCCACCAGCCCGAATGCCACTTTGTTTTCCAGCCCATCAGCAAGGGCTTTTATAATGTTGATATATCCGCTTTTTTTCTCAATATGCTCGGCTTCATCTATGATAAGCAGGGCATTGTCACATTGTTTTGTCAGTTTTTTTATCACTTCTTTGATGATTGTTCCTGCTGTACCGATGGTAGATACATCCACTGCTTCTGCGATGTTTTTGGCAAATTCCTTAGAGTTCTCTATTGCAGAGCAGGTTACTATATAGGTTTCTTTGGGATATTTCTTTTGGTATTCCCTGCATGCATGGGTTTTTCCTGCGCCTGTGTCACCATCTATGGTAAATCTCAGCTTCTCAATTCTTGCAGATTTTATCCTGTTGATGCTCTGCTTGAAATTGTAAGTATTAAAATGTCTCCATACTTCTTGTTTTAGAGGGTATTGGATAGCCTCACACAGCATTAGATAGTATTTGTCCTTGATTTCGGAACCTCCATTTTTATTGGAAACTATCATTTTCCCCTGTGCTATGTGGTTCAGATAAGAAGCACCCACACCGCTTACACGGCTGATATCCGCCTGTGTATGCCCTGTTTCCTCCATATATCTTCGGAGAGCTTCAGGGATTTCCGTAGTTTTTTGGTATTCGTTTAGTATCATATCTATAATTGTTTAGTTAAAATTCAAAATCTCTATCTGCTTTTATCTTTTTGAGGCTTTTCTTACTTTTAGCTTTCTGCTGGCTGTTTTCCGCCTCTATCATTTTTTCATTGTAGCTTTCCTTGCTTCCCCCAGCTTTCATCTGGTGTTCATACGGAAGCTCACTCCATATATCTGTTAAATTGCTTAGGAACTCATCTGTTGCATATTCCATCTGCTCTTTTCGTTTTTTATGGTGTCCCAGAGCTTTTAGGCTTTCTTCATCCGCCTCCGCATGAGAAGAAGACGCTAAAACAGCAGGTGGACAGCTCATAATGAATTTGTCATCCAGTGTATAGAGGTCTGCCATTTCTTCTGTCCATACTATCTTTACAGAGGCATTTTTCTTATATCCTGTTGCTTTGGCTATCATTTCTCCGCCATCTCCCCAATAGTCAGGAATTTCAAACAAGTAGGATTCCCTGTATTCATAGCCTCTGGTCTTTTCTACTTTCACAAATCCCCGCATATAACTTATATCTGCTTGGGTATGGTTGCCATATATCCTTCTGATTATTCGGCTGTCTATATCTGTACATTTCGGGTTTTTATGCTCAAAGCGTTCATTAGGCGTACTTCCGTCTCGTAGTTTTCCCGCATTCCATCTCTCCACGATTTCCGAAAACTGCTCTATGGCTTCTTCATAAGTGGGCAAATCTTTTACATTGAAATAGTCCGGATTAGACCGTCCCTCTATTCCTGCGTCCCAAGAGGTGGAACCATAGTTAGAAAGTCCCTTTAAAGACTGTTTAAATAATCTAAACTCTGTTTCCGCTGGGTTGGCTTGTGAGTTACCTGCTTCTATCGTTCTTACTTTGTTAAAGACCATTCCCAAAAAGGCTTCACTATTGCTGTCAGTAAAGGCTCCGTGGTTATCACTGATGAACTCAAACATCGTTTGATAGTTACAGTTCTTCACTGCCATTTTTACCGCCTCTCTTACCATTTCGGGGGTTTCCTTGTGTGAGCCTTTCTCTGCTACAGACCAGCCTACTATTTTTCTGCTGGCTACATCAGAAATCAGCATCACATACAGCTTCATGGTTTTTAGTTCGTTTTTCTTACCATAATATTTGTAGTTGATGGTTCCCGAACCATCTCCCGCAAATAATGAATGCGAATACTGCAGTTTTTTCTGTGGCACATAGGTCAAAAACTGCTTTCTGAAGTAGTCTTTGCCGTGTCTCTCTTTGGCCATCAGCATATGTTTATGAAATCTCGTCAGATGGTCACAGAATGTTCGGTAAGCAATAGGCTCAAAGCCAAATTCTCTTATTGCCTCACTGTAGATATTTACATAAAGCTGTCTTATCGCTTCCTTACTGCTCCCAAAAGGATTCATATAAGCATTATACATGATGGCTTCGTGAGCATCAAACTTAAAAATCTCGCCTGTTTCCGTATCTACCAATGGATATTTGCCTACCTTTCGGGCGTTATCATTGTCATATCGCTCATTGATAAGGTAATCCCTCTGGTTGAGCAGGTCTGCTGGGAAATTCTCCGTTTTTCTTCTTAAATAGGCCGAATTATTCACTTTCAATCCCTCCAGCTGCATTTCCGCTAAAATATCCGTGCAGACAGCCAAAAAATCCTGTTTCCTTAGCAGTCCCAAGTTTTTATAACCGCCGTTTTCATAATTTTCTTTGATATAAGAAATCCACGCCTTAGCCTTGGCTAATTCTTTGGCTTTCTTAGGATTAAACAGCACAGGTGCGTCGTATTCATAGTATCTGGCATCATCCAGATTTACCATTGCCTTTACCTGCTGTTTTATCATATCTTTTATATTTTCGCTCAAAGCCTTTTTAGAGGTGTTTTCAAGCCCCTTTAAAGCCCCTTTCAGCTCCTCTGCTGTCCCAAACATAGAGCGGTAGTGCTTCGGTGCTCTATCTGGGATATTGTCTAGGCAGTAGTAGAAACCGTTGCTCGTTCTTGCCCATCTCCATGCCTTACCGCTGTCGGGTAAAAACTCCTTGCTCTTTGCCAAGTCACAGGAACGGACACTTTTTTTGTAGCGGTCTCTAACTGCTTTTTCAAAATAACTTTCTGAAATCCCACAGACTTCCATCACGAGGCGCTGGGAGAGCCAGAGCGTCTCTGTGCCGTCGGTTTTTCGTATGATAATGTCTGTGGGTTGTAAGTTCATTTTATTTAATTTGAAAATATTTCTTTGTTCCCGCTGGGGACTCGAACCCCAGTGTATGCCCTTCGGGAGAAAATCACTAAATTTGTGGTCTCAAACTTTAAATTTTAGTGATTATGATTACACCTTTAAAAAAAGATGAATTATTAAATGCTCTTTGTGATGCTAATGATTTTGAAAGTTTATTAGGAGTGTCTTTAAATCCATTACTTGATGATTTAGAAATGACCTTTGATGAACTCAATGCTGTTTTGCGACAATTTCAGCGGTTGGGATTTATTTCAGACCTTAATGCTCGCAGACATAGTTCTGAAATTTATTTTGCTGTTCATTTAGAGGCTTTGGACTTCAGAAATCGTGGCGGATTTTTTGTTCAAGAAGAAACTCTAAAACTTACCCTTGAAAAACTAGCCCTTGAAGTAGAGCAGTTATCCAAAGATTTTCCAGAAAGAGCACTAACATTCACTACTATTGCTGCTAACATTGCTACTTGCCTTGGAGCTATTATGCCCTCTCGTTAGACAGTCAATTGCTTTCTTTAAATCTGATTTCATATAGCATTCCGCTGATTGTTCTTGTTCCAGAATAAGTACTCCATTTTCTGTTACTTTTGTGCGGATAGTCTCTATTTTTCTGATAGCTCCTTCTTTTTGAGTGAAGAAATCCTGTTCTATGACAATTTTTCTGTCGCATTCTTCTTTTTGGGGAGTTGATTTATTTACAACATTTAAAAGAGCTTCCTTGATTTGCTCTTCTATATCAGAAGTATTTACTCTCTTCTCTCCATGGCAGTGGATTTCTAATTTTCCAATTAATTTGTTTATTTTTATTTTCATTTTAATAATAATTTAAAGACTTCATAAATTCTCTTTTGGTAGCCCTACGGGTGCCTACATCACAGAGCCTTTGCCCAAATAGGTAGAGTGACTGCACCGCTATGGAGTTCTCTGGGTCATTCCAAAATCTGATAACTCTGGACACCTTTATACAAAGGATTTTGTGGATTAACTTTTTCATATCTATTTATTTTACTAATTCTTCTAACTCTTTCTTGATTTTTAAACCTTTGCCTCTTATAGGTTTTCGGATTCCCCTCGCTATATCCCCTACATAGTTTGGGTGGGTATCATATTTTTTAGCGATTTCTACATACGACGGAAATTTATTTTTTAGTTTTTCCGCAAGTGTCTTATTTTTATTCATACCTTTGCTTTTAATTACAATGCAAATATAGTAATAATTATTTCTAATAAACAAATAAATGGAAAGAAAAATTACCAATATTAAAGAAAGGATATTATATTATACTGATTTAAAGGGACTTGCAAAGGAGAAATTTTTTGATGATTTAGGAGTTACTTATGGAAATTTCAAAGGAAAAGCAAAAAATCAAGCATTAGGCTCAGATGTAATAGAAAGAATTATTACTAAATATCCAGAAATAAATCCTTTTTGGTTACTTACTGGAGAGGGAGAAATGTTAAATACCAAAAGTGAAAAAAATACCATCAAAAAAAACGATGGGAAAAACGATGGAGAAAATGATGAAAAACCAAAAGTAAAAAAAACACCATCAAATGAAGACAATCTGTATATCATAGAAAATCTCCCAACCAATAGAAGGACTACGGACTCCATACATGAGATACAGGAGGTGCCCCTGTATGATTTAGAGGCTACAGCAGGGCTTCAGGAGTTATTCTCTGGCGGTAAGTCTGCTGTACAGATACTGGACACCATAAAGATACCGCACCTGCCTAAGTGTGACGGAGCTATTTCTATTACAGGAGACAGCATGTATCCGCTCCTAAAATCTGGGGATATGGTATTATATAAAGAAATTCCTTTAGATTCCATATTCTACGGGGAAATGTACTTACTTTCTTATAAAATAGATGATTGGGAAGAATATGTTACAGTGAAATATGTCCAAAAATCAGACTTAGGAGATGAATATTTAAAGTTGGTAAGCCAGATCCAGCACCACCAGCCCAAAGATGTTTTAAAGGCTCATATAACCGCAATAGCTATCATAAAAGCATCCATCAGAATAAATACAATGATGTAACTTAATAAAAAATCGCTACTTTTGTCGTAACAACGACACGGTAGCGACATTTTTTGTCTATAAAACGACATTTTACGACAGAATATTTTTCTGCTCTTTTTCTATAACCGCCTTATTTTTAGGCTCTTTATTTTAATTTCACTTTTTCACTTTTAGTACTGCCCCCCTTATAATTTGCACCCAATATCTATCTGATATAGGTTGGTGGTTTTTGAAAAGTTATAAAAATCATTAAAAATAGAGATAATAAGATAGAGGAATAGTCTTAATTGTTAGCAAAAAAATAAAATAGATATCTATATTATGAAAAAACTACAAATTTTTAAAAATGCATTAAGGAGTATTAGTAATCAAATTTTAGGAGGTAAGTTTAGGTTTTTTATATCCTTTTTTTCTCATTACATTTTTAAGGGAATAGGGATGAAGAATCCGATAGCATTTCCTGCAGCAAAATTCAGGTTAAGGAATATAGTCCTTAATACAAGAGCAAATACAATAGATTTTTGGCCATGTTTAGAGTCTTATGAGCCTGATATT